CGGCTTGCTTCGTAGTTGTCCAGGAATCCCATTATTTGACCGCCTTGTTTGCCATGTGGCGAATCATTGCCTTACGACGTGCCATGCCTTCGCGCTTGCCTTCTTTGAAGCCCTTTGCGTAACCCGCAGCGGCTGCCATAACCATGAGGACAATTACCCCCACCAAACGCCCCAATGTCTCAGGGTCTAATAGATCAAGTACCATTTTGAATTCTCCCGATTCTAGGCGGTAACTGCTACCACCTGAACTCAGGGTGACGCATGATTGGCGCGCGGTCAAGAACCTTGCGTGTTTGTCGGCGTGTCTCCAGGCTTTGGCTTTGATTTCAGTCCGTTGCCAGCAAGTACCCCGCCCAATGAACCAGTCAGGAAAATTGCCAGGGTCTTCAATAGATCAATGAATGCTGCGTCGTTTGGTGCTTGCGCGCTGACTGGTTGCGTGACGAAAATCAGTGCGTAGGTAATTCCCAGGGTGACGATCAAAAACACCATTGCCAGCGTCGTGCCAATTATCAAAATCAGCTGCGCGTGGATTTCTTCGGGCGACTTACGGCGTGCGGGTCTGTTGCGATTCAATTCCAAGTAAGTCGTCAGTGCATGTTCCAGTCGGGACGCACTGTGGTTTTTGGCATTCCGCTTTTGCCCAGTTGTCGAATTCTTGACATTCATAACGCACCCACCCTTGATACCCGCAGGCGGTCAGGGTTGACGCAAGTGCCCAAGCCAACCCTGCCGCTGCGAATCGTCGGTTCACTTCCCCGTAGAACCGAAGGCTTTATCGTTTGGGTTTAACCAACGCAAAACAACTGGTGCAACTGCTGCTGCACCTGCCATTGCAAGGGTCTTTGGGTCAGTTACACCCGCCATGAATAGGGCAAGTGCTGCCGCCATGAATGAACGCCCCCAGGACGCCGCTAAGGCTTTGGCTTGTTCCATTTTTTTGTCTCCTTCTTTGGCTTCGCTGCCGTGGTTGGTATTTCGATCTTTGGAAATTCTCCCTTATAGGGCACGAACTTTGGAATTCCAAAACCTACAATTTCCTTGCCTTCACCGTATGACCGAACCTTGACCATAACCATGCCGCCATTGCGCTGGTCGCCTGTCCCGCTGGTGTTTCCTTCGATCGTCAAACATGTCTTTGAATCGATTAACCCGACAACAATGCCAATGTGTGAAATGCGGTCAACGCCGTCATGTGGAAAATCCATAAATGCCAAGTATCCCAACTGCGGCATGCCTGACCAACGTTGAATTTCTTTGAATTTATGCGCGCCAATTGCAGTGCCAACGACTGAGTGAATTTTGACGCCAGCCGTGTGGCAAACCCAGTTGACGAAACTTCCGCACCAGGGCAAACCGTCTGCCTTTGTAAATTTGCCGTACTTTGTCAGGTTGTCGCCTTCTTCGATCGTGCCAACTTCAGCTGCTGCGACTTCGATCAACCTAGCGTTTGTGCCTTGCGGGTAGATACTCACAACCCCAACGCTTTCAAATCGTCAGTTGTTAAACCAAGCGCGGCAAGTTTTGCCTGTGCTGCTTGCTTTGCCGCTGCCGCTTCCGCTGCTTTGGCTGCTGTTTCTGCTTCTGCTGCTTGCATTGCAGATTGCTCGTTTTGAAATTCCGCAAATTCTTCGTCGGTCATTTCACGGTCAATTACTTCGTCAGTTGTGACATTGTGGATTCGGATAATTGGGTTACTCATTATTTCACTCCGTAAAGTAGAACTGTTCCGCCAGCCCAGTTGCCGCCAGTATTTGACAAAACAATTGAAGTCAACGCGCCTGAAGATTCGCTTAAAATGCCACCTGTAATGAATGCATAAGGATTTGCGTTAAAATAATAACCCGACCAAACAAATGCTTTGTTGTAGTTTGACGCTGCGGTGTAGTTATCAATTCTCAAACTCATGCCGTTGTCAGCGTTTGCTCTATCCCAATTATTTTGCGTTTGAAATAGCGCACCGTAACCAAAAGAAAATGCCGTTCCATTTTCAACACCTGACGCACGGGCGTTTGTTCCAGCAGCGTTTGGATTTAAATAGAATTTTCCGTCTGCGGTTGAATTAGTCAAACGATTGAAAACCATAAATAATTGATTATAGGTTTGCGGAATGCTCGACAGGGTAACTGAAGCACCACTCAATGTCGTCGTCGAAATTAAAGTCATGCCACCACCGCTGGCAGGCGTAGCCCATTTCATGCCAGTTGCTTCGGCTGAATCAGCAGTAAGGACGGTGTTATTTGCGCCAATTGCCAAACGGCTGACTGTATCTGCGGCAGTGGCTGCAATAAGATCGCCCTTTGCGTCAACAATAGTTTTTGCAATTGCACCATTTGCAAGATCGTATGCTGATTTCACTGAAGCGGGAACCGCTGCGGTTGTCGTCGACGTGCTTGATGTTGAATTTTCTAGTTGCACCGCACCCTTTTGGGCAGTTGTACCGTCTTGAATTCCAACGGTAATTGCACCGCTAGTGCCACCGCCTGTCAATGGTGCTGAAGCGGTAACCGCAGTTATGTCGCCAACGTCATTTGTTACCCATGTGAAATCCATGTCGGTGTTTGACGCTTTTGAAAGAATTTGACCTGTTGTGCCGCCAAGCAAGTCAGCCATTGAAGTTGCAACGGCTTGACCAAATGTTTCGAAGTCTGCTGGCAAATCCGTGACCAAATCGGTCGCCGTTGGCATTTGCCACGAAAAGGGGGTGGTCGGGTTCGTCATAGGTTGTCTCCTTGTTAAGTGATAATTGTCGCACGCGCCCAGTCAAGCGTTGGCGACACGCCCGACCAAGTAAATGTGTTGGAAATTTCGTCCCATTGCAATGCCTGCAATGAATAAGCAACGGGCGAAAGATTCAGCGAAACCGAAAGGGTGTTGTAACCAGCACGGAATGTCCAGCCCTCCACGAAGCCCTGGAAGATTGACCCCATGTTCGAAGGTAGGTCATTGATCGCAACTGGCATGCCCATGAAAACACTGATCAAATTATCGCGGTCAGAATTGTCCACTTCAGGATTGGTCAGGTCATAGGTTATTTCACTAAAGATTGGCTGCGGGTCTTTACGCAATGCCAAATAGAAATCTGCCTGGTCTTCGGCGTCAGCTGCATTGTGAAGTGTTGTTGTGATGATTTGCGAAAGTGTGCCGTAAGTCAAAATTGAATTTGCGTCACTGGCAGATTTTTCCGCGCTGCTCGTTGCGTCGTATTTGATTGTTAAATTGTTCCGAACGTCGCCCGCACGGGTTTCAGTACGCAAACCCGCTGCACGCGCCTGGTTGGCAGTTATTTGAACATAACCGTTTGCCGATAGGTAAATGCTTCGGTGCAATGCCGCGGCATAGGAAATGCGCCCCTGGGCGTCCTCGTAAATGTAGCCCAGCCCTGAAGTTGCCAATGCTGAAACCAGTGAATAAATGTCGGTTCGATCGCTTGAACGTGCCGCCAATTCATAATCGCCTGGCTGATCAATTTCGCCCAAACCAGTGTTGCCAGCATTTCCCCATGTTGTGGTGGGCGTATAAGTCGCCCAAGTCAATGCCCCTGGCACTTCAGCCCATGTTTCAAGCAATAGGTCTGAAAGTATCGTGTAAATCTGATTTCCGTCGAAGTCCTTTGACAAAACGCCGTTGGTCAAGGCTTTTGGCAAACGCGCCAATGCGCCCAATGCGGTGATCGAATAAGTCTGTGTAAACATGGTTGAACCTACGTCGCGCACTTCCAACCCAATGTCCACGACGTTGCCACCGAAGATTGGCACAAATGTGTTTGACGTGTTTTTGACCTGAATTGAAATTGTTGAATTGATTGCAACGGGGATTGATACCTGGTTGACGTCAATCAGTTGAATGTTCGTATAGCCCGCTTGCGCCTGCTCATAAATGTTTGTTCGACCGCTTTGAATGACAAGGTTTGCCAAAACCGCGTCAGTGTATTCAACACCGTCGATTTCAACCTTCCAAACTGGATTCCATTGCGTCATGCGATTTGCAGGTTAGTTGCGCCGCCTGTGCCGCGATAGTAGGAATTGTTTAAGGTGTCCACAATTGTGCGTGCAGTGCCTTCTTTATCGACCGCACCGTTGACCGTGACGTTGACGGTTGTGCCTGACGCCGCCATGATTCCAGCCAATGTATTTGTGTTGACGCCTGAAGTCCCAAATTGATAATTGCCCCCTGAAGTCGCAGCAGCAGCAGTTGCAGCAACTTTCGCAGCAGTTGCCACACCGCCACCGCTTGACGCAGCTGATGACCCGCCCCCTGAAGGTGCTGAAATTGTTGGGATTGACGGCACTGCGGTTGAAACCGTTGGTGTCTTGATTGAGGGCACACTGACCGTTGGCGTTGAAATCTTTGAAACATTTGGCAAAAATGGAATTGCGTTGTAGGCAGAAATCAGGGCATTGATTCCAGCAACTGCCCCGGAAATCAAACCATTCAAAATCTTGACCACACCTGCAATGACGTCAATGACGCCGCCTGCAATTTTGCCTGCAACCTGTAACGCCCCACCCAGTACCGTGCCAATGACGGGCGCAAGATACGTTGCAATGTAACCGCCAAATTCTTTGAATGTGTCTAGGTTGTCACCGATTGCGTCTTTGACGTAGGAAAAGGCTTTGACCATGCCATTGATGATTGGCGTGAAAACACTGGTGATGATGTTGCCCAATGTCGTGATCGTGCCGCCAAGTCCGTTGCCGTCTAGGCTGAACGCTTTTGAAAATGCGTTGATTGCTGGCAATGCGTTTTGATTGATGAAATTGATAACTTTTTCAAGAATAGGCAACAACGCAAAACCGATTGTTTCCTTCGCTTCGTCGAAGGCGACCTGCATGCGTGCAATTCGTCCAGCGTATGTGTCAGCATTACGCGCAGCAGCCCCGCCAAATAAATCTGTTAGTTTTTCCTGAACCTGGGTAAAATTCATGGTTTTCAATTCAGCAGCTGAAAGTCCAACGCCTAATTTGCCCAATGCGGCAGTGTTCCCGTCAAAACCCTTACTCAACGCGGCTGCCACCGATTCCAACGGCTTACCCGTCGCCGTGGATACGTCAAGGGCAATTGCCAACAAATCCTGTGCCTTTGTTATGTCGCCCGTCGATCTAACCAGGCGACCCAATGCTGGACGCAGTTGATCGTCAGCCACACCCGTGGCAAGTGACATTTGAAGGATTGATTGTTCAGTTGCTGCAATTTGTGCCGTTGTCGCGCCCGTAGCGTTCTCCAACGCCAATGCCAACTGTGTCTGTGCCTTTTCGTCTTCAATGGCGGCTTTGACGCCTTCAACGCCGATTTTGATTGCGTAAGCACCAGCGGCTGCGGCTGCGGCTGCAAACGCCGCGCCAACCATTTTGCCAACCTTGCCCATTTTGTCGCCAAATGAATCAACGTCAGCCGACGCCGATTTCAGCGATTTGTTCAGATTGTCAACGTCGCCAAGTATCGAAAGTTTAAGGGTACGACTGCCAGCCATTAGTTGTATTCCTTAACTATTTTGGAAAACGATTCTTCCCACTTTTTAACAATGTCGGGCTGAACGCTTCGAAGTGTTGGATAGATAAACCAGCCGCGTGACCCGCGACCCTCGCGACCTGACCACACTGGAAATTGTTTGTATTTATTTGAACCAAATTCGACGCCACCCCAAACCTGTTGAGTTGTCGCACCGCCACTTAGTTTTTGTCCAGCGTAACCAAATGAAATCTCACCAATTTTTGACGACTTTGAAACCTTCGAACCGTCAGCAACACGGTTGTCAACAAGGTTGCGCGTACGGGTTGCCGCTGCGGCTTTGATCTTGCCTTGAACCCAAGTTGCCAATTCGCTGGTGGCTTCTTTCGCCTGGGCAGTTGCCTGTTCGTCCATTGCTTTGAAGGAACGGACAATGGCGCGCAATTCCGCTTTGTCGTAACTGATCGCGTCAGTTGCCATTTGCCCGCCTTTCCAAAATCTCAATGACCGTCAAAATGTCTTCCGCACTTTCAAATTCGCTGGGCGGTAGCCCCGTTGCCAGGGCTACTTCCCAAACTATTCGACTTAGGCTTCCGACTGGGTGGCTTTTGGGTTTGCTTC